TGACTTGAGTGTTGAGCTGAAGACATTCCCTGCCGCCGCACCGCATCCCGGCATCCCGTCCATAATTCTTACAGTCAACAACAACATTGAAGGCGTCCAATGACCGTAATCGTCAAAACCCTAGTGCCCCCCAAGCAGATGGAGGCCTCGCAAACAACGCAGTACACGGCAAACTCCGTCAAGGCGCTGATCGACAAGGCCACGGTGACCAACACCGACACGGTGAATCGAACATTCAGCGTCAACTTGGTGCAAGTTAGCGGCAGCGCAGGCAATGCCAACCTGATTATTGATGACCGAGCCGTGGTGCCAGGCGAGACCTACCTGTGCCCGGAGCTGGTCGGCCAAGAGCTCGATGCCGGTGCATTTATCAGCACGATCGCCAGCAACGCCACAGCGCTTACGTTGCGCGTGTCGGGCCGCGAAATCACCTAAAGGAGCCCCACAGCATGAAAGAATTTATGGTCATTCCCCAGGGCTTCTCCGGCCTGCCGATGGGCGAGGAATTCATCACCACGGCAGAGAACAAGAAGAACACCGAGACCGTCATCGAGGACTGGATGCTTGGGCCTGAGAACCCAAGCAACGAGCCAGCGGCCGACAAAGTCTTCTGGGTTGCCGTTGGCAAGGCGATGCAGGTTGACGAGAAAGAGGCCCGCCGCCGCCGGTGCTCGAACTGCGAGTACTACGACAACAGCACCATGACGCAGGCTAAAATGGAGCGCATCCCGCGCAACGACTGGGACACGGGCGCAGGCTTCCGTGGCTACTGCAACAAGTTCGAGTTCATCTGCCACGATCTGCGCGTCTGCCAGGCTTGGGACGAGCGTGAATTTGAGATGGAAGATTGACGTTGTGACGAACCTGGAATGGCTCATAGAAAACCTGCGCAAGGTTTTTCTCTTGCCGGAGCCGGCCATTGAGTGGTTGGTGATGGTCTATGAAGCCATTCAGGTCTTCGACGACGTTGCGGATGGCGATGCGGTCAAGCGCAAAGACCTGAACGCCACCATCTGGAACGTTTTCGTAGGTATGCCGCAGAACCAATTCTTTGCCGCCAACTCGCACCACTTGGTGCCAATGCTTGCAGTCTCGGTCCTGAAGTGGCAGGCATCAGACAGCGCCGAGCGCAGCGGGAATGCAGATGCAAAATCCTTCATCTGGCGAGCCGGGTACTATGATCTGATCCTGATGGCTGTTACGCTATCGCATGGTTCGGGCTTTGCAACCAAAAACGCACATCTTGTCATGAACCTGTACGGCGAGAAATTTGAAGATTACATGAAGGAGTTTGGCAATGCCTGATCCAGTAACCGGAATGATTGTGGCGGGGAGCCAGCTGGTCGGTAGCTCGATGCAGGCTAGCGCAGCCGGTGACGCCGCATCCGCTCAAGGCGCGGCATCCCAGGCCGGCATTGAAGAGCAGCGCCGCCAGTTTGACGAGATGCGCAAACTCCTGCAGCCGTACACCGAGGCGGGCCTGCCGGCACTGGAGCAGCAGCAGACATTGCTGGGCCTAAAAGGCCCGGAGGCAGAGCAGGCCGCTATTGCCAGGCTCACCGGTGGCGAGACGTTCAAGGCACTGGCGCAGCAAGGCGAAAACGCACTGCTCCAGCAGGCATCGGCTACTGGCGGGCTGCGCGGCGGAAACATTCAGGCCGCGCTTGGCCAATTCAGGCCGCAACTCTTGTCCAGCCTAATCGAACAGCAGTACGGGCGACTTGGCGGCATGACAAGCATGGGGCAAGCCTCTGCCGCTGGTGTTGGATCGGCCGGCATGCAGACCGGCACCAACATCGCCAACCTGCTTGGCCAGCAGGGCGCCGCAGAGGCTGGCGGCATCCTTGGCGAGGCCAAGGCTTACGGGCAACTGTTCAACTTGCCGGCCCAGTTTGTCGGCGCTCAAATCGGCGCTGGCAAAAAGCCAGGCTTCGGATTCTAAAGGATAGAAAATGGCAGGCATCAATCCGTACCAAGCGCCGATCAATTACTCAATTGATGTGCAGAGCCCATTTGAGGCAGCACTGGGCGGGTTCAAACTTGGCGCTGCCGGAGCAGAGGTGCAGGCCAAGCAAGCCGAAGCCCAAGCAAAAGAGACGGCTCGCAAGAATGCGATGGATGCTCAAACAAAAGTTCAGGCATTGCTTGCGGATAAAAATGCAACAGCCAGCGATCTTACTCAAGCATCTTTCCTACTGCCAAAAGATCAAGCCGACAATGTATTGAAAATTGCCGGGGAGATGACAACCGTTCAAAATCAAAATATATTGTCACAGGCAGGGGAAGTATATTCAGCGCTCAAAGCGGGGCAGCCTGAGATTGCAAAACAGTTGTTGCAAGATCAAATTGATGCACACAGAAACAGCGGCAATGAGCCAAAGGCAAAGGCCACAGAAACATACCTGAAGCTGATTGGCGTAAACCCAACTGGCGCACAAAACACAATCGGCATCATGATGGCCATGATGCCTGGCGGCAAGGAAATTCTAGAGAACGTTGACAAGACATTGTCTACCGGCAGGCTGGAGGCCAAAGCGCCAGCAGAGCTAGACCAAGCTATAGCAGCCGCTGCAAAAGCGAAAGCGGACGCACTGACGGCAGGCGTTGCTGCTGAATTTGCCGGACCATTGGCAGCGTCTAAGTTGTCAACTGACCAATCAAATGCAATTAAGGCCGCATCAGATGCAAGTTTTGCAGATAAACTTAATCAGTCAAAAATAACCGTTGACAATTGGAATGTAAAAAATCTTCAGTCTCAAATGAATGACAGGGTTGCAAAACTTAAATTAGATCAAGCAAAAGCTGCGGCAGATGTTACTTTTACACTTGCCAAGATTGCCGATCTTGCGGTTGCCATTCCAGACGCCGCAAAAGTTGAAATAAACAAAGCTGCAGTTGCTGCCTCTGCATCCAAGCAACAAGCAGAGCAACTTAATTCGCTGTCCAATCGCATTACCGATATTGGCACGTCTTGGGGTAGCTTGGGCTCATTCAGCGAATGGCTTAAAAAATCCACAGGCAGCCAAGGCGCAGTCAGCGAGTTGCGCCAAGAATTTACACGCCTACGCAACACGGCGGCTATCCAGAGTCTGCCGCCAGGACCGGCAACCGATAAAGATATTCAGATGGCGCTATCAGGGTTCCCGTCCGACACCTCCGACCCCAAGGTCATATCGTCATTCTTGCGCGGCATGGCAAAAATGCAAGACTTGGACGCATCCGTGCAAAGCGCAAAAGTTGACTGGATGTCACAAAACAAGGGATCGCTCGGCAGGGCGCCAAGTGCGTTCATTGCTGGCGATCTTTCGGCAAAGGCTGGCGAAACATTCGCAGACTTCACCGTTCGCGTATCAAGTGAAATTGCGAAGCGATATCAAACCCCGCAGGCTCAAATTCCAACAGGCACGCCAGCAGAAGTTGCAGCAGCAAATAGAGGGCAAATTCCAGTAGCTGGACAACCGGCTGCCGCTCCAACAACCAGCATCAGGAGCCAGGCCGATGCAATCATTCGTGGGGGCAGCTAATGGCCACCGCTGACGAATACGCCGCGTGGATTGTTTCCAACGTCTCCAAGCGTGGCACACCTGACTACAACACGGTTGTGCAGGCCTATCAGCAGGCCAAGTCTGACGAGGGCAGGGCCGCAACTCCCGTTGCGCCAACGGTTGCCGAGGCGCCTGGCATGGCTCAAAAGGCGCTTGGCGCACTAGAGACGGCCACAACACTCGGCACTGGCGCAATCGGCGGCACTGTCGGCGCAATTGGGGGTACAGCACTTGGTCTTGCGCAGCAAATTCTATCTGGCAACTTCGGCACGCCAGAGGCCGCAAATATGGTCGAGCAGGCCGCCGCCAAAGGCGCCGAGGCGCTTACATATGCTCCAAGGACGCAGGCCGGTCGGGAGATGGTGCAGGCTACTGGTGAAGTACTGAAAGAAACAATCCCGCTCGCCGGGATGCTCCCGCAAATGGCCATGCTGCAGCGAGCCACGCAAGCAGCAGCGCCAATTGCGCAAGCAACGGCTCAAAGGGCCGGAACCGTCGCAGTACAGGCCGCAAGAACTGGCGTTGTTCAGCCAGTGCAGCAGGCCATTAGCGCAGTCAAGGGAGTAGTCACGCCATCAACGCCACTCCGGCCTGGCTCGGCTGGCGCGGCGGCAACACCGGCGGCGATCCAGCGCGTTGCAACTGCCGAAGGGCTGCCGGTTCCGGTCACCCTGACTAGGGGCGCAGCGGCCAGAGAAGCCGCACAGCTGGCGTTTGAAAAAGAGCAAATGAAAGCCGAGGCCGGCGCCCCGTTGCGCCAGCGAGCAGAAGAAAATAACCTACAGGCGCTACAAAACTTTGACGCACTGGTTGACGCCACTGGCGCAGTTGCCGCCGAAATGGGGCCAACGGCAACCGGCAATGCTGTTCTGAAATCACTGAACGAAGGATTGGATGCGTCAAAAACACAAGTACGCACAGCGTACAACGCAGCCAGAAAAGCCCCAGAGGCAGCAAACCCGGTAAACCTTACCGAGACAGTCACCATTGGCCAGGGTGAAAATCAAATTCAAAATTCTTTGATCGGATACTTGAACTCCAGGGTATCGGGCATTCCGTCTTCAGCCGTGCCAGACGCTGCAAAATCCTATCTTGTAAAGATGGGTCTTGCTCAATTGGACGAGGATGGCAGTCTTGTAGCTCGCCCCGCAACTGTTGGTGCACTGGAGGATTTCCGCAAAGAAATGAGCGGCCTTGCCAAATACGATGATGCGGTTGGCATTCGGGAGGAGATCATCATTAAAAAGATGGTGGACGCCCACACCGACCCGGCATCTGGCCCCATGTTCAAGAAAGCCCGCGCTCTTCGCCGAAATCAATCCGAGAAATACGAAGATCGCGCAATCATTGGCCGGCTCTTGCTCAACAGGGCTGGCATGGCCGATCCGCTGGTGGCAACGGATAGGATTTTTCAGACCTCGATCATCAACGGCTCGCCAGCAGACATTACCAGGCTAAAGCGCACTCTCTTGACTGGCGGGCGCAACGCTCCGAACGCTGCAGAGATCAGGGCCAACGGCGCCCAGGCGTGGAGCGAGCTTCAAGGCGCGGCCATCAAATACCTGAAAGACGAGGCCACCAAAAACATGGGCATGGGCTCCAATGACATGCCTATCGTGTCCCCGGCAAAGTTGCACCAAGCGGTCAGGACGCTTGACGCAAACGGCAGGCTCGACATTGTGCTGGGCAAAAAGCAAGCCCAGGTTGTCCGAGACCTAAACGATGTGGTACGCTATGTCAACACGGTTCCGCCTGGGACGCTAATCAACTCATCCGGCACTGCGGGCACCATCCTGGCGGCAATGGGCGAGTCGGCTTTTGCTGAAATGTTTCTCGGCGTGCCGGCGCCAATAGCAACAGGCCTAGTGCAGATCATCAAGATGAAAAAAGCCGGGCAGACCAAGGCAAAAATCAATGATGCGCTCAATGCACTGCCTATTGTGAACCCGTAAGGAACTTGAATAAATGACCGCACTCTCAATCCAGCCGCCGTTCCCAGTCTTCAGCGATTCCGATGGCCAGCCGCTGGACAACGGCTACATCTGGATCGGCACGGTCAATCTGGCACCACAGACCAACCCGATCAGC